ATATTATCTAGGTTAGTAGCTCTTTTTTGAAGTATGGAGTCTACCTCTTCATGTGATAAGCGAAGACGTTTGCCGTACCCCTTACCATCAGTGTTTATTTTAGATTTCATCAGATAGAGATTGAATTAGATCAGCTAAAACTTTAATTAAGTCTTGTGCTTTCTTTTTTGCTGTATCATGCTCTCTCTCCATTAAATCCTCATGCAACTCCTCTCCAAAGGTGTGTATACTTTCCGTCACATAATTAATATGAGCGATTGTCGACTTATCTTCAGCTGCTATTCTTGGCATTTATACTTGGTTTTATCAAATATAAAAAAAATAATCAGTTATCCTAATTTTTATGAAACTTTTATGTAACAATCTAAAAGCATTAAATCAAGATACTCATCCATGCTTATTAAAGATACGTCTGTTAAGGTAGTGTTGCAATTTTCTTTTCGCAACATTTCAATTGCAAAAGTAATAGGTTCTCCTATACTATGAACAACACAACCACCCAAAACAAGTGAACAAAGTTTTGTTTCCTCTATCAATTTTAAATTTTTCTCTATGAAAGTTGCTATTTTTAAAGCTGTGTAAAGATTCATTTCAGAAAGCTCATCCATAAAGAAATCCTCTATATCATATCCTCTAACCTCTATAAATTTCTGTCTGTATTCCGTATTCATTAAGTTCTTTTAATCTAAATTTTTGTAGCTCCGATAGCTTGCCTTTGGGTTTTTTTATTTCTGAAAACAAAACATTAGATCCAGGAGGTATAGCAATTAGATCAGGTATTCCATTTTTATTTGTTACTGTTAATTTTATAACGTAGTAACCCTGGCTTTCTAATTGAGCTATACGTTTTTTTTGTATCTGCTGCTCAGTCATATTACAAATCTAACAAATCTCTATTAAAATGAGAAAGGGTATAATCTTTCTTTTTAATCACTGCTTTGTAAATATCTTCTTCAATACCACCTTCACTAAATATCCAATAAATATTATTTTGTACTCTTGTACTAGTGGTCATTCTGTCACGACTCTGCCAATATGAAGTAGCACTAAAATCTATATTGTAATACACTAAACTACTAGCTTCTTTTAAACTTATACCCTCTCTTCCTGAAACAATTTGTAAGGCAATACATTTATCTGAAGATTTAAATTCTTCTAAATCATTAGTAATGTTGTCTTTATATATATCTTTTAGAGTTTTGTATTCTTGAGTAAACTTATAAAAAATAGCAATCTTTTTATTTTTAAAATATTTATGTATAAATTTAGCCTTACTATAATCTAAAGTCATTTTATTTCCACTCTCAAATTTAATAGTCCCTGAACATAACTGATGCACTTTGGTCATTAATTTTACAGGTGTATCTGCCAGTATAATCTCTTCATCACCATCAATAACCCTATCTTTTTTAAGCCTAGCAATTAAGTTTTGAGTTGTCTTCTGTAATTTAACATATAATACTTTTTCGCTTGTTTTTACTTTAAACCCAGCCAACTCTTGAGTATAATTAATCTTGTACAAAGCCGTCTGGTCTAAAATGCTTTTCATTCCTTTTGTATAATCATTAATAAACATTCCATTAATTTTTCTTTGTGTTACCTTTACATATTCTTTAGCAAAAGCATAAAAGTTTTTAAATGAATTAAATGGATTGGTAGGAATACCATACAACTGATGATACATTTGACTATAGGATTCAGGTGTTGGAGTCCCACTTAAAAGAATAACATATGGATTAGATCTACTTATTATTTCTTTTACTTGCTTCGCTCTTTTATTAGGTTTAGGAAACGCTCCTAATGAATGAGACTCATCACAAATCACGATATCCCATCCAGTTTGCCTTACTTTATGAATAGACTCATAATTTATAATTGTTAAGTTGTAATCAGGATCTAATAAATCATAATCGTTTTGAATACTGCTAATTGCTTTCTTTTTAGTTAAAAACAAAATTTCTGAACAATGTTCTATTGAAGAAGCAATCCCAAGACTTGTTAAAGTCTTCCCTGTTCTAACCTCCATAGCTAAATATAAAAACCTATACGCATACAAGATTTTTACACCTCTTATTATAATATTTGCTTGATAATCTCTAAATTCAATCATTTATTTTAAATGTAAAGTAACGTCCACCAATGTCTTTACTTTCTGTTGCCTCTACTTTATAGTAAAACAAACTAAAAGCTTTTATCCACTGATAAAACTTAATTCTAGATATAGTAAACTTAGATTTAGGAGCAAAGTCAGGATTCTCTTCAATAAAGTCTGCATACAACTCAGGTTTATACATTCTACTATTAGGTTTTAATTTATCGTTAATTGATGCACTACCTAATAATCCACACCATTCTATAAACTCATGACAAGTTTCTGCCGAAAGTTTTCTAATCTTTAAGTTAACAAATTGACTCTTTAAAAGACCATGCTCTAAGTAAGTTTGTAAATTGTTTATCATATAATTATCAAACTGACACCACTCATCGTCATCCCATTCTCCAAACATAAGTCTTCCAAACTCAATTAATGGAGTAAAATCTTTTGTGTAGTGCTGTGCTAACTCTAATTCCCATTTCCTTCTTTCAAAAGAAGATCCTTTTCCTTTAATTGCGTAGTTAGTTGTGAGAGCAACTTTTGGAGATTTAGCAAAAGGAATTTTAAAAGCATCACAGTTTTTCTTTTCGAGCGTTAATCCTTCTGTAATAACTGAAAATAGTTTTTCAAAGTCAAAAGCTTTTTTTACATCATCAAAACACAGTATTTGCGTATCAGCAGAAACCAATTGATAAGCAAATGACCTTTCAAAAGCAAAACTTTTCCCATCTATTGTTACACATTTCTTCATCTTGGAGATACCATTCATAAATAGTCCCTTTCCTGTACCTCCTTCAGGATTGTCTGAAATAACCTCGTCATTTAATATTACTGCTGGACAATAAGAAAGGTTTTTCCATCCATGTAAAAGATAACCAATAGTTGACTGCATAGAATCTACTCTACTAGAATCTTCTCCACAAATATTAGATATAAAAGTTTTGTAATCACACTCTCCTACCTTGCACAAAGTAAAAGACCTGTCTATAACATGGTCTTTCCATACATATCCTCCTAAATCTAGATAGTCTATTAAAATTATATCATCTTTTGTTATTTTAACTGCACAATTCATGTAATACAAGTACGCCGTTTCTTTTGTATCGGCTATAAAAAACACATTAATTGATGATAAGAGGGTCAAAAACTCTTCTCTAAAATACCTAGTATGCTCTGCAAAGTAATTATAAACAGACAAATCATCTACGGATAATAAAAATGTTAAAACAAAGTCTTTAATTTCCTTTTCTGATGTATGGTCTATTAAGTTATTTGTAACCCTAACAAAAACATAACTCTTACTTCCTTCAGGATTAAACTTATAAAACCCATTGTCTTCTAAAAAGTTTTTAAAAAGTATGTGTACTATTTTTATAACTCCTTTTTCATTCTTAGACCAAAACTTATAATTTGACTGCTCTTCTTCTAAACGAACAATAACATTTTCTATCTCTCCGACATCAATCTTTTCGTCTTCTAATTGACATCGGATTTCTTTTTTTGAGACGCCTCGCCTAAGTTGTTGTTTTACTTTATTTACCTTATCCTCGTCTTCATAATATTTAGTTCCAAAATTTTGTGCATGAGCATATGCAGAGTCTATAGTTCTTTTTATTTCAGACATTTTAAAGTCTTTGCTATCAAAGTTCCCCATAACATATTCAGCTAAATTCTTAGGAACACCAAAGTCATTAAATGCAGCAGCAAGAATATAAACATTATTATTTCTCTCTCCATCTCTTAATCCATACTTGTTTTCCCACCACTTCATTAGTATTTCTACTATTTTATTCTCATCGGTAACTGGAATGGTTGGCTTGTCTTTATGTTTATTAAACTCAACAAATTCAGGAGCATCAATCCTATCCCATAAGCTAGATGTTAAATTTATAAAAATTAAAGGATCATAACTCTCATAACAAACTCTTGAAATATTTTTTGACGTAGTGTCAAAATGTGGTGAATCAAAATGTTTGTTTAAAGAATTAAAGTAGTTCTTATGGTTATCTACCTCTTCAGGTATTTTTACCAATGCCTTAAGACCCAATCCACTAGGAGATATGAATACAGCAAAAACAAATTTGTTCTTTGCTAATTTTTCTTTCTCCTCTAAAAGTTCTTTGTTAGTTTTGTATCCATCAAAATCTAAGCAAATTAATCCACTATGTTTTGTAAGGGATGCATCATTTCTTTTTGTAAACTTACCACTAAAACATACAGCTGGTAAAAGTTTTTTTAATTCGTTTCTTTTTTCTTTATCTCTCTCTGCTCGTATCTTCTTAACAATATCTTTTGAATTACCTTGCTCTATTCTTGTTAATACTAATTCTACGTTTCGGTAAAAAGGTTGAGATGTGTTTTTTATGTCTTTAAATATTGTTATCTCCATTATATTATATTAAAATAAAAAGGGTAGATAAACAATAATAAAATTAAGGACGCTCTTATACATCCGATAAAGTTAGTAGGCAATATGCCTTTATCTACCCTTTTCTTGTTATTAGAAAGGTAAGTCTTCGCTAGTTGGTTGCGCTGGCTCCACAGGTTTTGCTTTTGTTGGTTCGGGTTTCCAGGTGTCAACAGCCACAAAATGAGACTTACCAAACTGATCGGACTCTTTTTTCTTTTGTATATTTAATTTAATATATTTTTTCTCGTTATAAGAAAAGATATGTTCAATTGGTAAATCTGACAAGCATAAACTGACAGAGATAAGATTCCCGTCAAACTTTTCAGTTCCACTTCCTACATAAATTTTTTCTTCCATTTTAATGTAATTTAATTTGATGTTCCAAAATATCTAAAATGTCAGCCATAAGTTTATTTTTATCGCTTTCATTCCTCATAGTAGTTGGGACTTCCACTATAAATCTATTATTTTCTGTTCTTTTTATCTTTAGTGCAGAAAGATAATGTTTAATTTTCTTATAAACAACGTCTCTATAATATTTCATGAATAATTTTTTGATTTATATCAGCTACAGAATTTTCTTTAAAATAAGTTTGATAAACTAATGTTGCCTCCTCTACCTTTTCCTTTCCTCCAGCAAGAAACTCCTCTGTTGGTTTAAATATCCCTAGCTGCAAAGTAGTTTTGTCTACAACATAAAACTCTAATGGTAATCCAAAAAGTTCCTGATATATATATGCCTGACTATCGTAGTTGTATTTCCTGGCGCTATATTTAAATTTACTTATATCGGATGTAGTTTTTAAATCTATTAGTTTGTCAACACATACTATGTCTGCCTTTCCCTTCCAATTTTCTCCCTGGATCGTTTTTGTCATCGGTACCTCAAACATATTTGCTGGGTTATAAATTTCATCAAACATTTCTATGTTAGACTTCATTATACTGACGGCTTGTAAGATATTTTCTTGTTCATGTCTTAATAAAGCCATGGTTTGATGCTCTGCAAAATGTTCTTTATAAGCCTTAGTGTTTCTGCTTGACAAATCAAGTATAGTAAAGTCTTCTAGCTTATCAACCTCTAATATCGCCGTATGAAAGTATCTGCCTTCAAGCATAGCTTTGGTCTCCTCTTGAGGTTTTCTAAAACTTTTAGGGTCGTTTAACAATTTGATTATGTCAGAATTAGAAAGCCATAGTTTTCCGAAATCTCCATAATAATTCTTATCGTCTTTTAGTTTATATAAGTCTTCTTGGGTTGGTTTAGTTGTTAGATCTTTCATTAGTTTATATGTTTTGAAAGTTCTTTCTTAACAGATGCTTTAATATTGTACTTCTGTTCAAGATTACTAACCAGCTTGTTTAATCCTAATGCTTTGTTCTCTGCAAAATAAGTTAAAACTTTAACCCAATTATCATCATTTACAGTTAACTGCATTTTAGTTATAGTTTTTGGAGGTGCTGCAACTGTAGATTGGTTTTTTATAGCATTAGCTACTTCATCTGCTGAAGCAACTGATGTGTCAAGACCTATTCCAAAATTTCCCAAGGCTCTTCCCCAGGCTGATGTTTCGCAGTTTTCTACATAAGATGTTTTGTTGATGAATGATGACCCTCTTCTTTCTTCAGCATGTCCTGAAGCAATAAGCCTTCCCTCTTCATTAAGAATTACTGCTTTAAAAAAAACAGTGTCTTCTGTCTTTTCTACAGTTTGAGTATCTATTGTGTACTGTGGATATGCTTTTCTAAAGTACTTAAGTCGTTCATGTACTTCAACATAGTTTTTACCCTTTATATTTACTGATTTTAATTTTGTCATGATTATTTAGTTTAATTAGTTTTTGAGTATAATAAGAATATTTATTCATAACAAACTCCCGTTTTGTTTTTAAATTTTTAATATACTTATCGTTTTTTCTTGTATTCACTTCTTCTTGCATTTTCTTTTTAATCATCTTTAGCTTTCTAATACAATTTGAAATTGCTAAAATTATACAGCCCTCATACCATCCTTTGTTATAAAACATCTGATATTCTTCATTTGTTAACTCCTGAAAGTAATCTCCGTTTTTAGAACAATTGAGTATTTCTGTTTTGCTGGGGAACTTGCTTATCTTAATTCCTACATTTATATAGCTAACATTATTGTTTCGCATTAATCTCATTGCTTGACCATCCATAGCTTGAGAGTATAACTGATCTAAACTATACATTTTTCAACTTATTTACGACCTCGGCATAATCTTTGTCGTTATCAACAAACTGTTTTGCTTTGTTATACCCATGTATTATAGTAGAATGAGTAACTCTATGTCCGTTATCTTCCATAAACTTCTGAATGTATGATATTCTTATTGGACGTTCTCTTGACAAAAAATACAGCATTTGCCTGGCATCAACAGAGTCGCGTTTTTTATTTTTTGCAAACATTTCATCTAAAGTAAGATTAAATCTATTAGCTATTGCAGTAGCATATCTGTCAAATATTTCTCTTTTCATTTTCTTTTGTTTAATTTTTCTAATCTTTCTATCTCAAACTTGAGATGGTTAATTGATTTTTGCAAACATTCTATTGGAGACTCATGCTTCATTGAACTACGCAAACAGTATGTTACAACATTCCCAATGTTCCATGTGCAATTAAAGTCTTCTACTACATATCTTGCCTGATAGTACCCCTCTCTGTATGTGTCTCCTACATAATAATCAGGCACTTCAATATCTTTACTCATCTTTTATAATTTTTTAATTGATATTTACTCATATCATTGTATACTGCTATCATTTGTCCAGGAGGAGTTATATTGGAATAATAACTACAAGATACAAACTTATTGTTTATTTCTTGTTTACCACTGTTTTTAAAAAAATTATCCATATCAATTAGATTTAGATTGTTTTTTTCTTTGTAGATTTTCTTCTCTTGCAGTTTTTTGCATTGATTGATTAAATATGTAGATAATTCTTTCATTTTATTAAATTTTTAGGAGATAGATAATAGTATTAACGTATAGTTGGCTTATGCCTTTATACCTATCTCCCTAAAACACAACAAACTAAACATTTAATATTATAGACTCA